CATGACCACCATACAACACATTGTCTTCAACGTGTGTAAGATGTTTTAATGCTTTACCTTTTGGCGATGGTTCTACAGCTTCTATTAGAAATGCTTTAAAATTAATCATTCTGTTGGTCCTCTAAACGATCTTCCGCCTATTTCGCCACTGATATGCTCTCCAGTCTTATATGATTTTTTTGATGCAGCGGCAGGAGGTGTAGGCGAGGGGGTACCCATAGGCAATTCTTTTGAATTAGCAACATTTCCAGTGTGAGAAATCATCATTCTACCACCAGTTCCTTGTTGATCATAACCTGCTCTATTGGTTATAAGTATTTTAGATTTGGCTGTATCAGAAGTTTCATCATTTCTGTTAACATATAACGCATTAGGGTCGAGCTCGAAAAACTTACCTTTAGGATGTTGTTTTAAACCAACAGTATTGCCACTGTATATAGCATGAACATTATTTGGCCCATATTCTCCACCATGTTCCATGCCATACATAGATTTATGTAGTAGATCTCTATGTGAAGGATCATTTTCATCTAAAGAAACGTGATACGCTGATCTAGCAGGTAAATATCTTTCTTTTGGACTAAGTTTATTCTTCAATTTTCTAAATTGTTCAATTGCATTTTTCATTACTGGGTGATTATCTAATCCTTTGTAACCTCCCCACTGCTGAAACTTATCTCCCTTTAAAGACATCCAATGAACAGGTTCGCCATTTTCATCATGAAGATAAGCGTCCGCCTTTGGCCACCCGCCTTCTACTTGCTTGATTCCTGCAACTTTATGAATTTGACCATCAGGCGTTCTTATTCTTATAGGTTTACCACCATTTTTCTTCATTTCGCTTTTTATAGTTTTATGTAAATAATTAATTTGTTCTTGTTCTAATGATTGTTGATTTTTACCAGCTCTGCCAATAGCTGGTTTTCTAAAATGACTCATCGGTACAGCATGCCCATGTTCAGTAATTCCATGATATCTAATTACACCGCTGCTGTCTGGTAATTTTTGCACAGAAGTCAATTTAACTTCTTCACCTTTACCGTATTTTTTATGAAGATCTGTTCTATCTCTATCTAAAATATATCTACCATCCATTTTGTGGAAAATACTATCAGGACTAGAATCATCATAATATTTTTTTCTATGACGTTCCGTTTCTTCTGGTTTAGTGCTCTGAAGATTATCGTAAAAAGATACTGCTTCTGTTAAATAATCATTAAATTTCAACATTATTTTTTACCTGCCATTGGTGTTTTAGGCTCTGGTTTAACAGACCTTGTAGTTATATTTACCCCGCCAGTTTCAGGGTCATGTTGAACATGATGAGCATGTAATTCAACTTCAGGATGTTGTTTTGATAACTTGAGAAACTCATTTAAATTATCATGGTGGTCGTCATAGAAATGAACTTTATTATAACCGTTCTGATGAATCAAATCGCTCATAATAGCTGCTTTAGTTTTAGATGACTTACCTTTAATATTACCAGCGCGTCTTACATGTATCTCGCTGGTATCAATCCCATACTTCTTCATAGCATGAGCAAACTTATCCTTATCGTCCATATCTGAACGTGCAGTAAGTATTTCTACGTTCTTGTTGTTCTTATGAATTGCTTTCAACTTAGCAATCATCTTACGGATAGGTTTAGCTGACTGATTAAACACGTCTGATGATTTAAACTCATTAAAATCATAACTGTGTCCAGGAGGTAGCTCGTGCGAATTATATTCAGTATTAGTTAAACTTCTAATTCTACGTCCATTAGGATCATTAACATGAACTCTCAACTTACTATTGTCGTGCGAGAATAAAGTTTCGTCCATATCAAAGGAATGAAGTGTATTAGATTCTGGATCTTTCTTTTCAATTAAAAATTCTGAAAAATTTAAGATGTTCATTTAAGTCGCCTCTATGGATTTTCCAATATTTATATAAACAAAAAGGGCGAGCCTTTTCAGACTCGCCCGTAATATAATTCGAAATATGGTTGAGCGGAACCCCACCGTATGCTCTCAACTATTCCATGTCTCTCCTAGACTCGTGCCTCTTACGCATATAGCGTACTACATATTTCGGTTTTTTATTTATACAGATTGCTTACCTTTTTGAACAGTTTTTAAAAAAAATGTTGGAGTCCAACCATCAAAAGAACCACCAAGGTTCAAATGTCTCATAAAAGCACGAGCCTTGAGGAATTCATTACCTGGAAACGACTTAATAACCTGATCAGTTGTCGTCTCAAGAATATCATAAAAGCTCTTGTCTTTACCTTCAACGAGATTATAATTCATTTTGCGCCTCATTTAAATCCCTCGAACATTGATTTGTTAAACTTAGATTTAGGTTTACTACGTTCGTTATCTTCATTACCAAATTTAGTATTATCCATTACTGGCCCATCAAGCAAATCCTCCTGCGCTGAACCTTCTACATCATATAAACGCATCTTGCTGCGATCCACCCCAACGATAAACCGAGAATTAATATTGGGATCACCATATCGATTCTTAAGCTGTTTAACCACAATTTGATTGAGGTCTGCCATTTCCTCGGACTGTTTGACAAGCGCAAACATAAAATCAGCTGTGGCTGGGAGTCCAAAGGATTCTGATGTATCTTCCAGTCCCACGTCGCTGTTCGAATATCCGCTTCGAGTTGTTTGAGTCGCGCTGACGATAGGAACGTTGAACTCAACTGCCAACCCTCGTAGCTCTTCTGCGATTGCTTTGATAAGGGTATAAGAATTGACGTTGGCTCCATGTTTAATCCTCGATGACATACAGATGTTTAGATAATCAATATAGATTATGTCTGGTGCGAAACTTTTCTTAATCTTCAATTCATTTAGAAGATGACGAAAGTTAGCTGAACCAGCACAAGCAGTTGGATATTCTTTGACAATCAACTTACCAGTTGTTTTATTTTTTACACGTGCAATTTTCTTATCATAAACATCCTTGGGAAGTGTTTTAAGATCATCAATTGTCACATCAAGCAAGTTAGCGTCGATACGCTCGGCGATACGTTCCTCTGCCATTTCAAGAGTAATGTAGAGAACATTCAATCCCTTCAACATATTAGCTGCAGCGCAATGACACATAAACAGTGACTTACCAACGCCTGTACCTGCTAGCGCAATATTGAGTGTTTTCTTGGGTAATCCGCCTTGCGTAATCTTGTTGAAGTAGTCAAGATCGAACGGGATCCTAACTTCCTTGGTGTGGTAGAACTCATAGCGTGACTCCGCATCTTCAATGAAGTCATGACCAATATGTGTGTCAAACGATACAGCAAGTGCATCGGAGAGTATCTGAGGTATCGCGCCTTTAGAGGTTTTCCCAGAGCTATCATCAAGAATCCCGATTGACGCCATGATCGCATTATAGATTGCCTTGTCCTGACAGAACTTTTCTGTCTGGTCCAAGAGCCAATCAATTTTGGTTTCTGTGTCTTGCGTAAGCGCACTAATTAGTTCCTTAGATTGTTTAAAAGCCTGTTCGCCGACGCCATCCTTGTTCGATAGATCAATCGCCAGAGCTTCTTTAGAAGGAAACGCATTGTATTTGTTTACGTAGTCGGTGATGAGTTTGAAGACAAGTCGATCTTGTTGATCTTTAAAGTAATCTTCCTTGAGGAACGGAATGGTTTTACGAGCAAACTCTTCATTGAACACCAAATTACTAAGAATCGTAGTTTCAATCGCCATTTCCAGTCCTCCATCGCTACATTACGTGCATAAATCATTTCGTTTTCGACCATTCGCACCTTTAGTTCTCGAGTGCCATAATCGTACTTTACTGAGCTAGGCTGTTTGATGTACATCTAAAATACCCAACGTATAATTCTCAGCTGCATCCTCAACAAAGTACAAACTATTATTCGGATAGTCTCTTGTGTCAATCAACTTATCATCTTTATAATATTCAACGAAGTAAGAACAAGTCTTGGTATCGACATGCACCACTGCCATCTTAGTATGATCTGGATCCCAAAACTTGGAAATAACCTTACTCGCCATCTTCTTCCTCCATAATAGCGCCAGTTGCCATCTTATACTTCGTCTCAATAAACTTAGCAAAGTCTGTGTTACTGAACATATCCATCCAGAACTTCTTGTTGTCTACAATATCACCAGCACGCATGGAAGGTTGACGAACCTCACCAGTTTCCTTGTCTACGGTAGCATACCAGCCAGCCTTTGGCTTAACAATATAACCGCCATCAAGAGCGACGTCAAGCAGACCACTCCAACGATTAATGCCTCCCTCGAATGATACTGTGATTGGAATCTTTGACTTTTCCTTGACATAACGCGACTTCTCCACATTAATTACGAAGTGATAACCTGAAATACCATCGGCATCCTTCTCTTGTTGACGACCAAGGATCCAGATGTTGTCTGAACCATAGTAAGATCCAGTACCACCGCCAACGATATCCTTGGGATATAGACCAATTTCTTTATATGTATGGTTGATTACAACCATAGGAATGTCCTTGAGTGACAAGTGAGGTGTGATCATACGAAACAGCGACTTCAACTGCTTGGCGCGAGTCATATCAGCAACTGACTTACCATCAAGCGCATCCTCAACTTCCTTCTTCGAAGCAAGGTTACCGATTGAATCGATAACAATCATCACCTGATCACCACGACCCAACTCCTTGATCTGCTGCATAATATCGAACTTCAACTCTTCAACATCTGTGATCGGTGTATGAACCACAGAATCGAAAGGAATATTAAATGTTTGAAAATAAGACTGAGGAGTACCAAACTCAGAATCATAAAACAGGATGATACCATCAGGATACTTCTTAAGGAATGAGGAAGCGAGAAGCAAAGCGAAGCCAGTTTTGAAATGCTTCGACGGACCAGCCAACATGGTCAAGCCAGGAGTAATACCACCATCAACCGAACCAGACAACGCAACGTTGATCATAGGCACAGAAGTAGGAATCATATCCTTCTTCGTGAAGATCTTGCTATCGGTAAGTGTGGAAGTTAAATCAATTGTAGAATTCTTAATCAAACGATCTTTAAGTGACATGTATTTCTCCTATTAGCTGTATTATTATATCTCGTATTTCTGTATTTGTCAACTCTCAATATATTTGTCCATCTTTTTAATAAATGCTTTAATTTTCTTTTCTCTGTCTGGCCAAACGATAGTGTCCTTCTCAGGATTCTTCATAAGGTTGTTGAGTAGAGGCATAATCATATCTCTCAATCCTTGCACCTTATCTTTGGTTTGCGCTTTAATTTCGGTTGTGTCGGCAAATGAAAAGCCGAAATCGTCTTCTTCGTCATTCATGCAAAAAAGTCCTCTAGTGTCGATCTTTGTTCTACCTCCCAACCAATTACTTCTGTGATTGATTTAAGTGGTTCCAAAAATGCTTTGTTGAACTGGATATCTCGATCAATATACTTATCCATCTTCATATCTATAGGTAACTGATCTGCATTAGCGATGACAGTATCCTTCACAGGATTAGGAAGCTTTAGATATGCGAACTTGATTTTATCGCCATCTGAGATCGTTTGGAGAAAAGATAGCTTCTTTTCTGTGACGATTTTATTGAAAAGCAAAGCAGATTTTACTTGTATTGGTGTTCCTTTTTTGTAGATAGAAGCTCGATCTGTGTAATCTTTTAAATTCTTAACACCTCTCGGGAACGCAACGTCTTCGAATGGTAGCTCCATGAACCTAACTTTAAATTCCATAATAAACTTCTGAAGATCAGCTTCTTCTTGGTTCATGATAATCTCAAAACACTTCTTCAATGTTTCTCGACATGCATGAGGAGTTGATGAACGAACAGCTTCGATGCCTTGGATCTTTAGCTTAGGCTTATCATATTGCACACCTTCAACATTCCAAGCATTGAGGATATACATCTTTTTTGCTTTCCAAATACCTTTGTTCGCGATAGTTTCGCGCTTCATCTGCATCTTTTGCTGATAAGCGTTCATCAAGCTTGCCAGTTCCTGATAACACTTATCAAGATATAACTGAATTTTCTTCTCACAGAAAGCATCGATAGCACCAACGATAAACATATCATCATCAGTGTTAAGATGCTTTACCATTTCCTCCATCGTTACATAGATAGAGTCTGTGTCAGCTGCAATAACATAATCAACATCTTTAGTTTTTAGCATCTTATTCATAAACTCGTTAACTTTCTTTTCAATCCAACGAATAGAAAGCTGACCAGATGTTGTAATAGCTTCAGCGTGATTGAAGTTGAACCAACGAAAGTACTGATTACCAAGAGCGCCGTAAGCAGAGTTTAGCTGAATCTTTTTCGCCATCTGCATATTATGATAACGAGCAATATCTTTCAGAAGTTCAGGATCTTTTGTTTCTTCATACTTCTTCTTAGCTTCAATCATCTTCTTCTTATATTCAACTCGATCGTTGTACATCTTCTCCATCAGAGCAGGAAGGAAGCCTTGCTTGTCCTTACGGTACATACAACCATTAGCAGCGTATGCGTAATCTTGATTACGAAGATGAAATGCATAATCTACACCATTCAAAATGTTATCAATAGATGGCATTTCGCCCCAACGCATAACATATGTTTCTGGACTGATGTTATACTGCATAATCAAATGAGGATACAAGCTGTTCAAATCGAACGATACAACCCACTTACTCAAACCAATCCTAGGATCTTTAACATATCCACCAACCAGCGAATCAAAGTCAGGCTGTTTCTTGAACTGAGGAATAACAATCCTACGCTCAAGTAGATAGTTGTGAATGATAACATCCCATGGTCGCACAGTCGTCATGGTATCATTATAGTTTACTTTAGCGTCGTATGCCAACGCCATTACCTGCTCAATAAACTTGAGCTTTTCTTCGAGCTTATCAACAAGCACGCAGTCATGAATATTATACTCAATGAACTTTTGATAATTGTTCTTATACAATGACAACAGATTACCATACTCAGAGTAATCTATCTTCTTCTCACCTAGTTCTATTTGTGCAATATAATCAAGCTTGTAGCTTTCCTGATTACCGAAAGTAAACTTGCGATACAGTTGATAGTAATCAAGAACAGCAATACCAACTGGATTATATGATTGATTTTTCTTGCCCTTGAATTCTACTTCCTTCTTATCAAGAATTTTCCAAGGCGACATCTTCTTAACTTCAATATCTCCCAGCAAATTCTTAATTCTATTTGCAAGATAGGGAATATCAAAGAACTCAATGTTCCATCCAGTTACAATATCAGGTTTCCAACTTTCATGATTCCATACCTGCAAATATCGTGCAAGTAGTTCGTGTTCGTTCTTACAACGAATATACTGAATGTTAGGAGCATGTTCAACATACTCACCACAACCGAAAACTATACTCTTACCATTCTTACGTAGAGTAATGGCAGTTATCTCTTTGTCTGCCAATTCAATACTTGGGAATCCTTCATCAGCTGCGCACTCAATATCAATACTGACGATTGAGACAAGCGAAGGATCGTACTGCACCTCTCCGATATAAGTGTCGTAGAGATATGTGTATGTGAATGCGGTAAGTCCGTAGATGTCCATGTTCGCGACTCCATCATACTTTTCAAGAAAGTCTTTGGCATCACCAATTGAGTCGAACGACATTTTGTCTACAGACTTACCGTCTAGTGTCTTATAGAAACCATTTTGTTTTGGAAGAAACAGATAAGGCTTATAATCAATTACATTCGCAATACGCTTACCATTCTCATAACCACGTACATAAATCTTATCTCCACGTTGGTGCGCATGCGTGTAAAATTTCATGATAACTCCAAATAAAAAAGGTATAATTTACATTATACCCTTTAATTAACTAATTGTCAAGCGAATATAGTAAGAGCTTCTTCGTATAACTCTTTACGTTCTTCTAATCCAATAGTACCACCGTTGATCTTCTTACTGACAGTAGCAACATCTCCCTTGTCAGCCCAATCATTAAGATCATGCTGATCCCAGAACCAAGCAGCTGAACGAATAGCGCCTTCTGGAGTTTCTAGATAATCAGGATTGTTGATTAGATCAACTTCAAGATCTTCACCACAAGCGGTATAGTTTGATCTACCAGTTAATTGAATCGCCCCTCGCCCACGAAAACGATACCCATCTCCAGAATGCTCATCACCATTGCCCATACGAGAAGCATAAACGCGATTAGCGATTTTTTCAGGATTGTTAGCATAGTCGTCCGGGTCCACGTTTTTAAAATACTTTGGGAAAATCTGCTGAAGACGAGCAGCCTTATAGTTTAAATTTTCATGTAGTCTTGTTAAACCTGCAGACTCATGTCCAATTTGTGCAAGAAACATAGACAAACGCTGAGGAGTGTTGATTTCAAATTCTTCGATTACTTTATTGATTGGATCAACAAACTTTTCAAGAACGAAATCATCCGTATCTTCATAAAAATTCCATAATTGATCGAGAGTTACTTTCATGTTGTCTCCTATATGTTATCGGGGAACGAATTCCCCGATATTTATCATTAGAAAGACTGACTTGGGATTCTTTGTCTCAATGTATTCGCAACAACATTATGTATTTCACAACGGTAAATACCCAAGTCAGCAAGCTCTCTGTCTGTTAGCTTATTCAGCTCAGAAAATGCTGAGTTGTAAGCAAAGGATCTACGTAACCAAGTTGTTGCTTGGTTAATAGAGTAAGTTAGTAAATCAAACATTATTCTTTTGAGATTTTCTTCTTAGGAGAAACCTCTTCCTCTTCTTGTATTTCGATCTTCTTTGGCTTCTTATCCTCTGGGATAACATGCTCAAGCCAGATCTTAAGCATACCATTCATCATCTTAGCATTATTAACAACAACGTTGTCAGCAAGAGTGAAAGTACGAGTAAACGGGCGGTCAGAAATTCCCTTATGAAGGAATGTCTGGTTAATACCATCATCTGTAATAGTATCAATGGTTGTGTGACCAGCAATCTTTAGCTTGTTCTCTTCAAGAGTAAGCTCGATGTCTTGTTTACCAAAACCAGCAACAGCCATCTCAATCACATAGACATTATCATCTGTTTTCTTCAAATTAAATGGAGGATATCCAGCAGGTGCATTATTGGCAAGGTAATCAGCTGTTTCTTGAATCTTAGCTAGAAACTTTTCTGAGCCAACGAAAAACTTATCAAACTTGGCAAGGTCAGAAAATGTGTGATCGAAACGATATGGTGTATTCATAGTAGTTCTCCTGTTTAAGCGAGAGTTTAAATTAGTGAGACCCGACTGGCATCTCACATTATTATATAGGTTGTGTCGCAATAAATTTAAAGGGGTTAGTGTAACTTTTTTTCGTATGTTTCTTTAGCTACACAATAAAGCACATTCATTGTCCTGTCATATAGGAATATTGGAGTCATTTCAGCTAGTTCATACTCTCTGCAAGCTCTCAATATACTATGATATGTGCTGTCAGGACCAGCCATATTGGCTGATTCTTCTATTATTTTCTTTGGTATTTCTACTGCATATCTTGTTGGTTTCATTAATCCCATAGCCCCTGGTAATACTTACCAAAAAGAAGTAATCCTTTTCTTACACGATCATGATGCTTCTTATATTCATCATGATTAAACTTGTGATCCTGAAAAAATTCATATTCGTCTTCATCCCTTATAGCATGGAATGTCCAGATCAATTCATCAAGAATCCATTCCCAACGTTCATGAAACAAATCATCAGTGCGACCACATTGTTTTTCCTCTTCAGTTAGAGGAGTTGCAGCTTTTGAGCGAAGATGTTCAGGCACATCTTCATCATCAACATATGGTGAACCATGCTTTGTTTCTTTAAGCTGAATAAGCATAGGATGGATAATGTAAGCGAGCGTATGATCCATTGACCAAGTATCGTAATTATCTATACGAATCTTAACATTACGCTTTCTTTTACTGGAAATCCAGTTACAGAAATCATTTACCCAAGTACTGGCGAGCCAATCGCCAAACTTATCCTTTAGAACGTAATCCCAACGCTCTTCAAGATCATCTTTTGCATATCTATCTGTCCAAAAGAAAATCTTATCAGTGATCTGATAAGGACCAATCCAGTTCTTATACGGTCCAAGATATATTTTCATTGTACTTCAGCCTCATGCTTTTTTAATATTGAAATCATTAATGTTAAGAACTGAACTGTTAATTCAACACCAATGCCATTAGCCATCATGAATACCAGTTCCTTTATTTTATTTTTACATTCCAGCAGTTCCATAATATAAATAATCCTATCTAATGGAGGTTACTATGTTTGGGCGTTTGCAACTTTACATATTTATAGGAATAATCGCATTTGGAACTCTATCAGCGTTCTATTATAGCTGGCGTAGCGGTATTGAGCGAGAAGCTCTACTAGAATATAATCAAAAGCAGCTCGAACAAAATATCAAAGATCAAGAAGAATTAAAACAAAAACTTGTTGACATTGATAACAAGCGCAAAGAAATAGAAGAAGAAAATAATAACGATAAGAAAAACTTTAAAGATAAGATAGATTTGATAAGCAAGGATCTATCTAAAAAAGAAGTAATTGATAATGATCGTAAAGCTTCACAAATACTAATAGATACTGTGAAGAAACTACAAGAGGTGACAAAATGAGATTAATTATTGCATCGTTATTAATGTTGTCTGTTGCTGGATGCGCCAAAGCGCCACCACCACAATTTATAACAAAAACAGAAATACAGGTATATGTTCCTGAACGTAATATGTTTTATTGTCAAAACGTCAGACGTTTTCCTAATCCCGAGACTTTAACAGACACGCAAGTTGCAAAACTTCTTGTTGAGTTACATTCGAAGAATACTGAATGTCAGAAGAATATGAACGCTGTTTATAAAACTCTCGAGGGTGCAAGGAAGGAAGCTGAGAAGAAGAAAGAGTAACTCCTTCTCTATTAGCCATTAGCTTCTTCGATTTAAATCCAGTCACTTGAGATCCTTCTCATCAACTTCCTGTTCCCAATAGCGACAGTAGAAATGATCACCACAACGATCAATTTCATGTTGAGGATATCCTTCAGATAGATACCATTCAACCATATTTTCTGGCTGAGGATCAGGTAATGGCTTAGGAAAACCATACTTCCAACCAGACGGAGGATCAACCATCAAAACAGTTTTCTTAGCCATTACCACTCTGCTCCCATTGTCTTACCATTATACTCGTAAACGTAAGAAAAGTCAACCCCATATGCAGGGCAGATAGTTACTCGTTCTGGCATATTATTCTTATCTCGCTCACCATAACCACCAGTGATAAAGAACGTATCAGGAAACTTATCAGGACTCAATCGACGCAGAATCATAGTTTGCTTGTCACACTTTTCCTTCAAGCGAGTAATCTCTGCCTGCATAGCAAGAACAGCACCCTCGTGAATGCCTTTCCACGCAGCAACTTCCTTTTGAAGACGATCAATCTCCATAGTAGCAAACTCTTCAAAAGATCCTAGATCTGTAAACTTTAGCGGTTCAATCATTACATCACCTTATAGTCACGTTTGTTACATTTAGGACAAACAACTGACTGCTGCATTGGCCAACTTGCGAGAGCAACATATGGATCATCATAGTACATCTCAACATCACAATTGTCACACTTCACACCAGCATTACGTCGTTTCTCATTTAGAGAACTATGTATCATATGCTGATCTTTGTTATGTTCACTCAACGTTTTCATGCCAATTCTCCAAATTCAAAAGATGCCTGATAGCTACTGATTGATCTACGCCAGTAAGCGATAGGCTCGTGACCAATGAAACAAATGATAGGCGACGCATCCTCATAGATCTTGAACAAACCATTGTCGCCACGAATGGCTGCATCTACGTTGTAGAACAATCCTTTCTGACGATCATTGCGGATC